TTGAGCGTTGCGACCTCCTGGGCTTCCAGATCCACGTACTCGCGCAGTGCGATCGTGCAATAAACATCACCCGTGCCGTCCTGCTCCTTTGCCGTCACGCTCTCGATATACACAAGCGCATTGATATCGCTTTCTGTCACAATGTATCGCACGGGGATCTTTTCAGCCGCCCAGTAGCGCAGCGGCTCCAGATAATAACCGGGGTCGAGGATTGCCCCTGCAATGATAAAAGGGTAATCCCGAAAGGGGAGCAGGCAATCAATCGAACCGCTGTGCCGGCTGCGACCACCCGGGAGATAAACATCACCCAACTCGGAAATATTGATGGTCTCCATGTTCTTTCCCGTCGTCCACTCGTAAGAGGCGGGCGTGATCGGCAGCGTCAGCACGTCGCCGTTCGCAATAAAACAGAATTGCATGGCATTACCCCCTCATGTTGGCTTCTTCCAGCTTGTTGAGCATTTCTTGCGCTATGCGCTGAACGTCTGCCTCCTCGCGGATGACAGTGCCGTTCATGACGATCTGGATGCCGCCGACGCCGTTTTTCTCCTGCCTGGCTTCGCCGGCTGTCAGAACCTTTTCGCCCTCATGCAGCAGGGCGGGAAAGTTATCATAAGGGACGTAGTCGATGCCCATGGCGCGCTGGTGGCCGGAACGGTGTTTCGTATAACCGGAGTTGAAATTGTTCACCGCATCCGCCCAGGCGGAATCCGTTGTCGCCGCGGCGCGGCCCTTGGAAAACTCCTGCCCGAGCGTATAACCGGCATCCCAATAAGAATTGTTGAGCGCCGTATCGTCGCGCACGGATTCAATGAGGCTCAGCTCCTGCGCGAGCTCTTCGTCCTTGCCTTCGTTGGCGTTATACTCGTTCATACCGTCGATTTTTGCCTTCATCAGGATTCGGCCCATCTCGGCGGCATCGCCTTCGGCTTCGGCGGTTTTGTACTCTTCGCTGCCCATGGCGTCGTTCATGGCATCGCGAATGTACTGTTCTTTGGCATTTTCCAGCGAGGCCTTCCAGGCGCCGATCGCGGTGTAGGCCTCCTGCATTTCCTGGCCGCTGTCACCGGCGAGCCATGCCTTCTGCGCCTCAAGGCCCTGCATGCGCGTCTGGTTGTAGCCCTCGCCCATGGCGTTATCGAGCTCCTGCTGCAGGCCCTCGATGGTAGATGTGATGCCGCTGAAGGTCTTGGACTGCGCTTCCATCGCCCCGGCAAAGCTGTCCGAGAGTGCGTCCAGAATGATCCTGACAGCGTCCTGTCCGGCAACTTCACCCTTGGAGATCATGCTGTACATCGTGCCCTGATCCACGCCGTAGGCGTCAGAGAGCATCCCGACCGCGCCGATACCGCGGTCATTGAGGATGTTGAGGTATTCGAGTGTCGTCTTGTTGCTGCTCTTCATGCGGCCGATGGCGGTAGCCACGGCGGTCATATCACTCGTAGACTGGCCGAGCGCCGCGCCGGCGTCGCCGATGGTCTGCAACACCGGCAGGATGCTGTCCGCATCGTAGCCGTAGGTCGCGAGCGTCTTGCTCATGCTCGTCAGGTCGTCATAGAGAAACGGCGTCGAGTTGGCCATGCCGACAAGGTTGGATAGATAGCTGTCCGCGGTCTCTTTGCTGCCGAACAGCGTCGCGAAGGAAATTTTGTCGGTCTCGCGCCCTGCGGCGATCGAGCTGCCGCTCGTCAGCGACTCGCTCTGCGCGTCCAGCTGCTCCTGCACAGCGTCCTGCACATAGGACTTGAAGGAGGAATCCTGCGATTCGTAGCTTTGCAATGCACCGGAACCAAGACCGACTAAACCGCCGATCCCTGCGCCGACCAACGCGCCGGCCGGACCTGCGACCATAAACCCGGCAGAGGCGCCCGATGTTGCCATAGAAAGCGCATTGGAAAAGAGCATTCCGCCCTCATTTCCGAAAGCGCTTCCTGCAAGCGTTGTAGCTCCTTGAGAAAGAAGCTGCTTTGCACTGTCGGTGATCCCGCTGATGGCAAGCGCCTGAACAACACTTTTACCAAAATTCGCAGCTCCGCCACCGCCACCGCCGCCAGAGCGATTCTCCAGCTTAGAGATCGCCTTCTCTGTATTTCGCGCTTCTTTGGTAACGGCGTTCAGGTTACGGACAACATTGTCGTAGTTTGCCTGCGCCAGCTCCATCTTCAGGCCGTCCGCGGCGCTGTGAGTCAGGTCAAACTGCTTTTCAGCTTCCTTGAGAGCTTGCTGCGCTTTTTTGGCATCAAGCTTTAGCGTATATTTGTTTTTGTTGAGGGCATAAAGACCCTCTTCCAGACTGTCTACGTCGTCACTGAAAGCCTTGGTCGTTTTGGATAGCGTTTTAAGAACATCGGAATATCGATCGGTGGCTTTGATTACAATGGATGTTTCCGGCATTAAATCACCGCTTTCTGTTGACTTTGTGATAAAAACGCATATAATGAACGGAAAGAAGGAGGTTGTGTATATGTTTTTCCTCTTTTTGCTGAGTTTTGCTGCTGCTGTGTTTTTCGGTGTGCGATGGTTCAAGTCACATTCCTTTGAATACCTTGACGGTGTGAGGTTTTCTGAACAGCTTGATGTTGACTTTTGGCTTTGTATGGCCACTGTTGCGCTTGCCCTGTTTTTGGGTGCAGCAACCTTTTTACAATGAAACAGAAGTACGGAGCGTGATACCTATGACGAAGACATCTATCATCACAATAGCAGTCTCCCTTCTGATCGCTGTATTGCTTCCGTTTTCCTTTTAGAGTCTCAGCCGCCCGAGGGGGCGGCTTTATTTTTTACCCCGCGTGATCTTGATGGCTTTGCTGCGCGGCGCAGGGCGGTCGCGTGCGGTTGCTTCATAGGAGGACAGCGCCCAGATGAGGTCCTTTTCTCCCTGCGGTCGGCCGTAGTAGTCACCCGGCAGGATGCCGTGCACGTGGAAGAGGTAATAGGCCAGCCCCAGCTCCGGGTCGCTGCCCTCCGTCAGGCGTTTTTTACTTTTTCGATGGTTGCGCGGCGATAACCGCTCAGACGTTCGACCTCGCGGCTCAGATCGGCGATCTCACCGGGCAGCAGCATCGCCTTGAGCGTCTCCGCCGGTGTGATCCCGCCGAATTTGTGCTGCAGCGGCGCGCTCTTCAGGTCGGGATCGATGCAGCCTGCCAGCAGGATCTGAAGCTCGGCGTCCTGCTCAAGACGTCTGACGTCCTGCACACGCCCGTAGGGCAGAGCCTGGAGCGTGAAGATGACCGGCGCGCCGGCTGCCTCGCTCAGGCGCGGGACCTCAAACTTGGCCGTCGGCAGGTTCTTCGCCACATTGATGACCTTTTCGCCCAGCAGCAGATCCAGCACAGACGGCTGCTCTGCGGCGTTCTGATTAACAATGGTATTTTCCATAATTCCCTCCGAATTTGACTATGCGCAGCGCCGCCGGTCTCCCGACGGTGCTGCGCAATATTTTCAGGTGTCCAGCATCTGATAGTCGTTGAATGTGAACGGGGACTCGATCTGCCCGAGCTTGGCGGCCTCCCAGTCCGCAAGCGTCAGGTCGTCAAAGCTGACGCCCATGAGCGCGATGCGCTGGTTGTTCGGGTTATCGGGGTCGTCCAGATTGCTGATGATCGTGTGGCGCAGGTCCTTGCCGGTCTTGAGCGCCTCGCCCTCCAGCTCAATGAGGCGGGAAGTCACGTTGTAGATGCGGATGGAGCCGGTACCCTTGGTGGATACGAGCTTGCTGTCCTCCATCATGGCGCGGCAGCGAGGAACGCTCTCCTTGGTCTTGCTGATCTTAGCCTGGCAGCCGTAGCACTCGGCGACCTGTTCGCCGTCGATCCACAGGCTGCCCCATGTGCCGCTGCGTACCAGCGCGGCGTCAATAGCTTCACTCATGTGTGTTTCCTCCTATCAGGCTGCAATGACGCTTGGGGAGACCTCGAAAACAATGGCGAAGTCTTCCATGGCGTCCATGATGTTACCGTAGAGCTTCAAAAACACCTTGCTGCCGGTGTTCTCCTTGATGACCTCATTGTCGCTGAGCTTCTTGATGCGCTCCGCCTCGGTGGCATCGTCGCCGGCGGCGGTGATGAGATACTTGCGCGTCGCGTCGGCGTCGAGCACCGCGCCGGACGAGCCGCTCTCCAGCACCTTGGAGTCCTCCAGACTCTTGAGGTAGTCCTGCATCGCCAGCAGCAGGACACATTTGTCATCGTAGGTGTTGGCGCACTTGCCGAAATAGTCGTCCTCGACGCTCGAGACGGCATAGTAGCGGATCAGGTCGATGGCCGCGGTCATCTTGATCTTCTTGAGCGCCTCGGGTTCCGTGTCGCCGATCGTGACCTTGCTGGTCACGGCGCGGCTCAGCTTGCGCACGCGGCCGTCGTCGATGATGAAGAGCTTGCCGGCGTCGACCGCTGCGTCGGGGTTCTCGGTCGCCGTCACGCCGGTCACCTCGCTCAGCTGCGCATAGGTCGCGCTGCACTGCGCGGGGGTACCGGCCAGCATACCCGCAATGCGCGAGCAGTAAGCCGCGGCAGAGAAAACCGTCTTGCCGCCGGCGGCGATACCGGCAGACACAAAGTTGATGACGCCCTCATAATCCGCCGCAGTGTTGGGCAGTACCGCCTTGCCGATATAGCGCAGCTTGCGGCGCTCCTTGACGAGCGCGGCAAGCGCCGTGGCGTCTTCAGCAGAGATGTCGGGCGGGCCCGCGATGTAGTCATAGGTGTAGGCCGCCAGTGCACCGAAGCCTGCCGCAATCGTTCCGGCCGCCGGCACAACGGAGACGTACACAGCGCTCGGGCGGTTGATGTAGCCCATCAGTGTACGCTTGATGTATGCGATATTGTCCGCGCCGAGCGTCGTCGGGATATCGCTCTCCTGGCAAACGACGTGTACGCCGTTCGCTTTGGCATCGCGCAGGATCAGCGCGACTGCGCCGCGGGAAATGCGGGTGGATACCGTCTCCGCGGCTTTTTTCAGGGTAAAAGTGAGTTCAGGCAGTCCCATACTCATTCGCTCCTTTGATAAATTTCTCCGCCGTTTACCTGCACGGAGATCTGGTAAGAGTCCGCCGCCGGGATCTCCGGTGCGGCCTCTTCATTGCTTTCCATAAATTCAAAATTCAGCAGAATAGCGGCTCTGTCAACGTCCCGCGGCATGCTCTGCAGCTGCGGCAGCAGCCTGCGCGTTCCCACACGCGGGACCTGCATCATAAGCTTCAGGCACGCCGATACATCGTTGTTGAGCCTTGCCCAGCTGATGTCATAGTGCTCGTCGGCCTCATCGTGCAGTGTAAGCCGGATCTGTACATTCCGCTTCGTCATGCGCCGCGTGACCGGCGTGCGGTCGTCGCGCGTGACCTCGAGCCAGAAGGAAGGGCGATCATAGTCCTCCGGGCAGACGTTGATGTAGACGGTGCGCTCAGGCCACTTTTCCAGCAGACGCGCGTTGACGGCGTCCAGAATCTCCGTGCTGTTCATCCGTTCCCCTCCAGGTAGGCCATGGCCTTCTTCTCGATTTCTTGCGCGCCTCTTTCGGCGATCTGCGGCAGCTCAGCGGCTGTCTTGCGGTACATATACTTTCCTTTTACACGATTAGCTTTGAGTTTCTTGCCCATTGCCGGAACATACCGACCTGGCGTTTGCACGTGTCCGCCTTCCAGTGCGTTGGTTACATATCCGGCAGCATAACCTCTTAGCTCGGTTTTTGCCTTGGCGCGGACGGCTGCATAGCCCCCGCCGGAACCGACGTGCCGATCCTGCACATTCGCCACATAGCCCTGACCGCCGATGCGGCGGCGCACCGTGGAAAGCATCTCGCGGCCGGCCTCCTCGAAGAACTCGCTGCGCGCCTTCTTCATGGCCTCCGGATAGCCCTCCAGCTTTTTCTGGATCTCTTTCAGCCCGCTGATCTCAACGCTCTGCATTATGCCTCCCAGCTGCGCTCGATCACGTACTCGTTCTTGTATGGGTCAAGGTCGAGCACCTGACGCACGGTGTATGGCGTTTCGTTCCCCTTCTGCACCAGATCTCCGGCACGCAGCA